ACGCCCTGACAAAACAGTTTCATACCACCACCAGAACCAGTAGATTCAATGACAGGTGTAGGATGCTTGCCTGTGCCACCAAACTTTTCTGCTACTGAAGTAGAGAATGGAAACACAGTAGATGACCCCACGATTGATATGTATTCACGAGCCTGTACGCTTGTGGATACGAATACAGCCAGTGCTGCAATAATTAGTTTTTTCATAGATAAACTCCTTTCAAAAGAAAAGTGTAACAAACTTATTTCATCACACTTTATAGACATTGTTATACCACAGTTATGTTACAGTAGTATTACATTCTAACGATTATCTCCACTACCAGACAAAGTACCCCTAGCTTTTCTGTCAGCCAGTTTTTGTAAATTGTTTTCCATGATATGTCCAAGGTCCATCCCCATTTCTTCTGCTAGTACAGCACAGTACCACATAACATCACCAATCTCGTAGCCAATCTCAATCTTCTTGGCTTCATACTCATCTGGTGGTGCGCCATCACGTATAAACTTCTTTACCTTGTTAGCAATCTCTCCCGCTTCACCCGTCAGGCCCAGAGTTAAATACTCTGTGGCCTTTTCCTTTGGGAAGATGGCAGTTTCACACGCTGCTATCTGGTACGCTTTAGCTGTAATACCATACATATATTTCTCCTTCATCCAATCTTTAGCTTCTTGCTCTAGCTTGTTCATTGCGTTGCACTCTCTTTAGGTTGGCATAGTAGGCATCATTCCATCCTCTTTGCCACTCACGAAACTGCATTGTATTATGGTGCAGCTTCCTTTCTACCTTGGGCTTTATCCTATTACTCTCAACAGACTCTCCCCAAGTAAAGAAGTCTTGATAGCCCCACTCGTATTGCACTCTAAGTGGGGCATCATATTTACTTAGGCCGTTACGCCGCATCCTCTTTCTCCTTCAGCTTGTAGTTAA